CATGATTGTGATAATGGCAGTGACTATAACCACGGCCATAATGATTATGACAGTGACTGTGGCCACGATGATAGTGGCGATATCTATGAGGACGATATCTATGGGAACGATGAGTATAGTGTGTGTGATGGCTATCAAACGGTTCCCAAAACTCTCTCCAAGTAATTGCATTAGCTGGAGATGATAGAAGTAATACTCCAGTTACCGCTAGAAGAAGTTTCTTCATTGAACTGCTGCTCTAATGTAATGTTTGTAGGGTTTCTGATCTGCCATCTTACCATTTTCATATGTAGATGAGTCACCATAGTCCTTATGATCCTTATAACCAATCTGTGCTCCCTTGGTTCTTTGGAGTGATGCGTTGAATACCACAAAGAAGAATACACCAGGAGCTCCAATAATCAAGGCTCCACCGAACAGATAACCAACCAGAAACTCAGCAACAGTATGATTACCGAGAGCTTCAAGTTGTGTGCTGATAAGAAAATCAATCATTAATAACCTCAACTAAATCACGAACTTGATTGGCCATGGAATGATATCCAGTGCCGATATACAATTGTCCAGCCACTACTGCAACTGTTGCCAAACCCCAGAAGTAATAATAAGTTCTGGATTTCTTTTGTCTAGGTTTCATTTGAATTCACACTCTACCATAATTTCAGTTAAACATGCCAAGAAGTTTATTTCTTGGTCTGCGACGAATCCACTCTGATACTGGTATTTCGCAATAATAAGTACAGCGGCAGCGATACCAGGACCATCAAGATGGGAGTAGATTGCATCGTAAACAGAACGAAGCAATACAGTGGGATCGTTATCAAGATTGTCAACAACCCACTTACGGACAGCCGGAAAGTCTTTTTCTTTGAGTCTCTTGAAGAGGTCATTAGTTTTTACATCCGAAAAACTTGCGAGGATTCCTGAGTCGATTTTGCCACCAACAGAGTACCGTTGAATTTCGTTGAGTACTCGACGCCAGTCTGGGAAATGTTTGTTGATGAGTTCCGCAAGAACCTTTGCGTCGTATCCAATAGCTTCTTGATCCAAGATTTGTTGGAGACGCTTGAAGAACTTCCCTGCGAGATCAACACGATCCTTTCCTTTGATGGAGAAGTCGATGACAGCACACCTTGAATGGAGGGGAGCGACGATCTTATTTTTGTAGTTGCAGGTGAAGATGAATCTGCAGTTTCCAACAAACTCCTCAGTAAAAGCCCGTAGGGCGAGTTGTACATCTGGGGTTGTGTTATCTGCCTCATCAATGATGATGACTTTGTGTTTAGCAGTTGACGAAAGCGATACGGTCGAAGCGAAATTCTTCGCATTGTTTCTGACCGTATCAAGAAAGCGTCCCTCATCGGATCCATTGATGACATAAACATCTACTCCTAGTTCGTTACACAAAGCCTTCGCTACTGTAGTCTTTCCACACCCTGGAGGACCAGACAGAAGGAGGTTAGGAACCTCTCCTTTATCTAGGAAGTCAAGGAAGGTTTTCTTAATATTTGTTGGTAAAATACAATCTTCAATGGTCTGAGGTCGATACTTCTCAACCCAGACAAATTCATTACGACTCATTAATTAGATCCAATCAGGTTTACGATCAGGGATACGAAGGTAATTATCCTTCACCCAAGGCTTAGATGCAATATACATCTTATACTTGTCAAAGATGGAAATTGAAGTATCCAACTTGAACTCGTCAGGACCAGCAAAGACAAAGGGTGTCGGACCTTTACCAGACCGTCCTGTAGGGTCTCCTGTAGGTAGTATAACACGGGCTTCGTCCAGTGTCTTGCGACAGGTGTGATCCTTGCCAAACCGGAGCTTGTACTCGTCACACATTGCAAGACCGTGGGTGAGGAGCCACCGCCAGTTCATCACAAAGGAGTTTGCCCAGATAGTACAAGGGTGATTACGGAAGGCACCCTTCTCCGTCTTGTATGGTTCACCATCTTGACGATGAAGTTGACCGAACCCGTGTCCCCATTTGTCAGAGCATACGATGGATAACATCTGACATGTCTCAAGTGGCATCTTGACAATGTGTTTGTCAGGAAGAACTTGAGCCGAAACAATAGGACTGGGATCAGTAACAAAGATATTCATTCAAGTGGCCTGAAGAAGGAACGATATGTAGAGTCAGTGGATTTCAACTGCTTCTTCATATATTCTACACCAGCATCAACCAGATCACCATCCCCACATGTGAAAATGTCACATATCGCCATACCCTTTTCAGGCCATGTGTGGATACTTATGTGACTCTCAGAGATCATAGCGAAACCTGTCACACCCTGTGGTTCAAATTTATGAACATTCAGGTCTAACAGGTTAGCTTGTACTTCTTTGACTGTGTAGTAAAGAACTTTACGAATCAGTTCTTGGTCGTCCAATACGTCGAAAGGGCAACCCTTCAGTGTAAAGAGGACGTGTTTCATCCGAAAGTAGAATCAGGTTCAAGTGCGATGTAGTATACAACATCGATAGTCTGATGAGTAAACTTAGACAGGAGTTTAGAAGATACAGTCACGTCATAGTTACCAGGGACGATCTTCAGGTTCTCTTCTTTGAAGTTGAACACGAACTCATCATCAGTCTCACCAACAACAATCTCAAAGTCATTTGAGGTGTCATTCTTCTTGTCTCGTGCAACCAGTTTGACCACACCAGATTCACCCATCACAGATACATCGGGAACCTGATAGATTGATGCTGCCTTCTTGAGTTGTTGAAGATCTTCTGCCTTCAGTACAAAGGTCACATCCTCAGAGGGAAGAGTGATCTCTTTCTCAGGTGGTGCAACAATGACAGAGGGATCTGCGAAAAAGAATTTAGAACGACGCTTACCCTCACGGATAACAACGAATTCATCATTCTTGAAGTCCAACTCAGGACTTTGGTGAAGACTAAGACCGTTCAGAAATTGGTTCAAGTCATAGATACCAAAGTCTTTGGGGAACTCTTCTCCTACGTTGGCCTCAACCAAAATGTTCTTCATCACTGAGATTGTGCGAAGCTTAGTACCCTCTTTGAACAGGATAGATTGATTGATGGAACTGAAGTTCTTGAGGAGATTAACAGTTGATTCAGAAAGTTTCATATTCACTGAGGATAGGTTTCTCTTTTTGCGTTTTTGTCGTTGAAGTGTAACAGAAGAACAGCGTAATGCAGAATCTTCAAAATGTCACGGCGGGCTGTACCCTTCTTATCATACCGTGATGCGTACTTTAGAATGTTTGATCTACAGAATGATTCACCATCTCCACAAGCCTCGATAAGATCCAATGTCTGTACCTTATCAGTTCCGGCGGAGTAATGTTGATTATATGTGCCAGTAATATAATCGGATAGTTCTTTCAGGATGGTCTCCTCATTATACTTCCATCTAGGACGTTTGGTAGGAAAGTCAGGGATACTAAGACTGATATGGTCTTCACCCTGACCACCAGGGACACCAGAACTCGTGTATACAGGTGTTTCAAAAGAGAGTGTGTCCTTACCTGCCCCACCTAAGAAGGTGAGAGGGACAGTGTCTGCTGCACCGATAGGATTACCTACCAATTCAATGCCATCATCATACCAGAATTCATTATAGTCTTTTGATGAGGCGTCACTGATGTTGCTCATAATTTTCTTGTCAAATAAGGGACCATACATTCATAGTTCAGTATATCAGAATGGGACAGAATCTTCAAGATACATTTTGTCCTCAGTCTCATCAAGTGTGAACTCAACATCAACCTTGTCATACAGTTCAATGAAGGACTGTTTTGTTTCGTCATCGAAACGATTCAGACAGACTTGAATAGCCTTGGTCTTGTCATCGAAGATTTTGTACGCCTGAACGATGTGAACCAAACGACGGGTACTGATGACCTCTTCGATACCACCGTCATTGAAAGTCTTACGGATGATGTCTGCCCAATCAGCCAGATGCTTACAGAACTTCTCATCCTCACACAGAAGACTGAGGATCTTAGTTTCAGTAGTGGGTGTGGGATACTCCTGTTCAAAGGTGATAGGGAACCTCTCAAGGAAGGCCTCATTCAATACATTGGTCCCAATGAAACGTCCATCCTCTGAACCCTTACCCTTAGTGTTGGCTGTGGCCACCACATTGAAACCATTTTTAGGTTGAATAAACTTACCGATTTTCTTGAGGAAGATACCTTTACCTTCAAGAATAGATTGAAGACATAGGATCTTGTTAGATGCCAGGTCAATCTCGTCTAGAAGAAGTACTGCTCCGCGTTGAAGAGCCTCCACGACGGGTCCATTATGCCAGACAGTTTCGCCGTTAACAAGACGAAACCCACCAATAAGATCATCCTCATCAGTCTCGATAGTAATGTTGACACGGATCAGTTCCCTTTTGAGCTGGGCACAAACCTGTTCAACACCGAACGTCTTACCATTGCCAGATAGGCCTGTAATGAATGTAGGGTAGAACAGGCCGGACTTAATAACTTGTTTAAGATCTTTGAAATTACCAAACTGGACGAAGGTATCATCTTTTGCGGGGATAAGGTTTTGCTCGATGTGATTTTCTACTGCTGGTGATTTGAATGTGGACTCAAGTTCTTCCTTGACTTCCTCAACAGTGAGGTTCCACTTGCCACGACCTGTTTTGTAATCAGTCAGTCGTTTGGTAACGGTTGGATATCCAACACCATTCATTGCACACCAGGCTCGGATGTCACCAGTAGTGACGGACTCACCATAGAGGTTGGTAAGTGATGAAACAATATACTCGGTTGATAGTGTCATGATGATTGGGGTTCTTCAATAATGGAGCGATTTGGAGGTGAGTAACATTAACACACCAGGTCCATGAATTGACTAAGAACCTTTTTATTTAGGGTCTTAGCTTTCAGAGACTTCATGAATGCCGACTTGATTTTCACTTTACTCTCACCTTCATCAACATCAAAGGTTGTATCAGAAGAGAGTGAGTTATTGAACATCACGAAGTAAGATTCATAACCAGAGTTCTTTATAGTATAACTCTTTTCCTTACGAGCTTTCTTGGTGTCCTGTTCACTTATGAAAGTGTACCTACGAACAAAAGATGTAAACTCACGGGGATTGACCAGACGAATACCAATGAAGTTAGTATCAGGGAAGGATTGTTTAAGGTCAGTGAGGAGAACATCGGTGAACTCCCAGTACTTGTATCCAAGTTCGTAGGTGTAACCAGTCTTACGATTACGAAGGAAGCCATCATAGGATGAAGTTCTAGGAGACAATCTCTGTTCTCCAGTAGTGTAATCTTTGTAGTATCCCCAATGGTAAAGTTGATGTGCCTCACCGTCAGTGAGGATCACAGTCTGGACCTTCTGAAGATTGTTCTCTTTCTTGAACTTAGGAAGAATAGAGTGAAGACATACCAGTGACTCATTGAGAGGAGTGCCAGAAAGAGTCAGTGGGCTAGGAGTGTGATATGGAACATAGGCTTTGAATGTGTAAACGATACGGAAGATGTTCTTCAGTTGAACTTCGAGTGTCTTCTTGTTTACCTTACTAGTAAAAAGATTCATCAAAGTAAAGTCATTGGAAACAAAGAAGTCACCAGGATTACCTTGATCATACTTACTAAGTGATCTTTCAGATCTAAAATTGTAAGAGTTCGTGAAGGCGTACACTTCAAAGGGAATGTTGACCTTATTACAGAACCAAATGAGGTTGTAGAGTTGTTTGATAGTGTCCATCATACAATCAGCCATTGAACCTGACCAGTCGAGAATAAAGATCAGACCATGATTCTTACCGTCAGGTATTACACT